TAATCGGCCTGTGGCATCAAGGATATCCATTAGGTGCAACTTCCCACTTGGTAAACGCTGTCAACTGTCAGTAGTTGAAACGTGCCGTTGCCATAAAACATTGCCAGTCCGTTGGTGGCGGTGGTCACATTTCCAACGGGCCGCTGCCACGACTGGCTTTGGTTGCCGATGATGTTGCCAGCGGCGTCCTTGATTACCTGGCCGGTGATAAGGTTGGTAAAGTTCCCATAATTGTAGGTGTTGGCCTGTGTGGCATTACCATTCACCCCATAATCGACGGTTCCGATGGTGACTGGGAATAATGTCACGCCTTGCATTACCCTGCCAGCCGATACCGGCCCCGGATTCCACCCGGCGTCGGTTGGCGCGGCAAGTACCTTGCGCGTGGCCTTGACGATCTTGGCCTTGGCTTGTGGCGAAAAGTCGGGATTGGCGGGGTTGAATGTGCTCATGGATCGGCAAAGGGTGAAAGCAAGCCGCTGAAAGCGATGCGCGGTTCCAGTTGATAAGCGCCTGCGGGCGGCGTTCCATTGTCCAAAGCGTCGGGCAACCAAACGGGCGTCACGGTGGTGGGCGGGGCTATGCCGTCGGGGTTGATCGCGGTGCCGTCGCCGTTCAACAGGAAAGGCGCGGCGGGCATGTTCACCGGCGTTCCGCTATCGTCGGTGGCTCCGGGCGGGCGCTGCCAGCTTGTCAAATTGCCGATTACTCCGCCGACAACCTTGCGGCGCTGCCAGCCGCTATTGGGCGTCCGAAACTGCCAAGTATTGTTGCCTAGTGGCACGGTGGCGTTGCCGGTGGTGCTGGTGTTGCCTTCCCAGCAAAGCAACTGCAACGTGTAGGTGTAATTGGTGACGTAAGTGGTGGCGTTGGTAACAGGATCGGTATAAGTCAAGCGGGTGGCTTGGCGGGTAGCATCTTCCAGCTTGATTTGTCCTGCCGCATAGTTCAATGCAATGCCGTCAATGGTGACGTTTACGGCGTCGCTGTTGACCTTGCCTTTGGCCTGCCGGTAGCTGCTCCAATTATCGCTAAAAGACGTATTGCCGCTGGTGGATTGAAAAGTCAAGTTGTACGCCGTTACATAGTCGCGGGTGTTCGGCAATTGGGGTAAGGTTTCACCGTTGACGTTCACCAGCCAGTTGCCGTTGGCGTCTTGGGTGGCGGGCCTTTCCTGTTTGTCGCTGCCTTCGGATAATTGCACATTCCAAAAGGCGGGCGGGTTGGTTTGATACTGGCCGGAATAGGTGACTTGCACCTCCCACACCATGGGGCTTTCGGCGCGGCGCTTGGGCAGCAAGCCGGTGACGATCAAGCCGTTATAGCAGTAGTGCAATTGCGGCATTCCCGCCGTCTTGGCTGCTCCCGTGGCCATGTCCGTCCAAACATCACCAAAGTTGATGATCTGGGCATACTCTAAAACCCAAAACTCCTGCGCGGTGACGTTGGCGATAACGTCGGTAATCGCTTGGGTCACTTGGGCTTGATCGCCCATCTTGGCCAGTGCGTAGGCTCGTTTTAGGGTGGGTGTCGGCATGGTGTTTATCCGGGTATGTCGATGCTGTTTTGGCCGGGCGTGTTCAGGGCCGCCACTTGCGGCTGTACGTAGTTCTGTTTGATATAGGCGAGGGCTTGTTCAACCTGCCGCAATGCCGCCAGCATCGCGGTATCAACGGCGTTGGGCTGCATGGGCGGCAAGGCGCTGGCGCGGCCTTCACCGGCAAAAGCGGCATATTCCGCCTGATGGGGCTTGGGCGCGGCCTGCAAAAGTTCGTTGGCGTTGTTCTTGTTCAATTGGAAAAGCGTATCTTGATTGATTTCGCCGCGCTGATAGTCCTGCATGGCCTTTTGCATGGCGGCTTGATACTTCAAAAGCGGGCCACCCTGGCTTTGCGCTTCCCACAGTTTGCCCCGCTGCTCAATCGTTTGTTTCGTGTCGGCAAGGTCAATATCGGCGGCTTTCTTGGCGCTGGCGGCTTCAATGTCCGGCTTAATCATGGCGTCGGTAACGGCCTTGACGGCCAAGTCATGCTCGTCGGCATATCGTTTCTTGGCGCTGGCCACTTCCTGCCGGTAGGTTTCCTCAATCTTGGCTTTCTCTGCCTCAAGGCCAAGCCCCACCGTTTGCAGTTGTGCCACTCGTGCCTCTGCTCTGATATGGGTCATTGTCTCTTGATGATCGGCCTCAAGGTTGGCAAGCTCAAGATTTTGTGCTTTGTCAACGTCGGCAAGTTCGCGGGCGGTGTTTGCTGCCAGCGATACGCGGCGGGCTTGGGCGTCGGCCTGCATCTTGGCGGCAACTTCCGGCGTGTGCTGGGCAAGTGCGTAGTCGCTCACTGATTGGTTGATTTCTTCTTGGGTATCGGCGTTCTTCGTGTTGATGCGAAGTCTTTCGGCGTCGTATTTTAAGCCCTGTTCTTTTAGAGCCTTGGCGTCAAGGGTGGAATTCCTGTCCCTATCGGCCATGGTGGCTTGCTGGCGTTGTACCTCAAGGTTATGAAGCTCCTCGCGGGCAATGTCCTTCAAGATTTGTTTGTGGGTGTCTTCAAGCTCATTTAGTTTACTGGCTTGCTCAAGTACCTTCTGCTTGGCAAGCGTGTAATCCTCTTTGTTAAGCGGCTCGTCGGGATTCCAGCCACCACCTTTGGTCATCCCCTTGGCGTGGTTCTCGGCTGCTTGCGACTCACGGAATTGCATCGTTTGGTGGGCGGCTTGGTAGTCGGGATCGTTGGTTATCTTCGCCCTGGCACTATCATAAGCCGTCTTTTCGTCGGCTTGGGCCTTGTTGGTGCCGTACTTGCCTAAGCCAGCTTCCACGTCTTGGGCGTGGCGTAACTGCATGTTGGTGGTGTCAAGTTCGGCGTTGTACTCTTTTATGTATTGAAGGGCGTGCTTTTCACCTGTCACAAGCTCATTGATAGCGGCCCCGGCTTGGGCAAACTGGCCAACGATGGGAATATCATCAACTGCGGCGTGGAAAACTTCGGTTGCTGATGCGCCATCCCTTATTTTGGTGGCCACGTTCTGGGCGGATTGTGCGGCCTGATTCAACACGCTTCCGGCGGCGGCTACTCCGCTGGCCAATGACACAGTGTTAATTGATCCGCCCTTGAATGCTCCGCTGATTTGCCGTACTGACTGGCTAAACTTCTTCAAATCACCATCGGCGCGGGCCAAGCCGTTGCTCCATCCGGCGCTGTGGGCTTCAAGTTCAACGGTGATTTTGCTGGCCATGGCTTATTTAGGGCCGGTCAATGCTGCCAGTGCGGCGCGGTTTTGCTCGGTAATGTCATCTTCATCGGCGTCCAGTAATCCGGGGTTGTCGTGGTCAAAGATGAATTCAACCGGGAGCATGGCTTCGATGCCTGCCCGCCAGTCTGCCCGGTTCTCGCCAAAGGGGTCAATTTCGTAAAGGGCTTGCCAATAGCGGAATTCCCCATGGGTCATTGCCGGGCCGCGTCCGGCAAGTTCACCCACGGTCTTATGCAAGTGTGAAGCAAGGCGGAACGTAAATCTCAGGTCTGCGTCGGCTCTAAGGTTTTTTTTTCCGGAGATAAGTCGTTCTTGTCGCGGGCAAGGTAAAAGAGTCTCTCCACCGTTTTGGCGGATTTGCGGCGCAGCGCGGGTATCTGCTCGTTGGTGAAAACACGGTTGCCCTCTTCATCGGTCAAGCAATGGGCGACGAGTATTGCGCGGCATGTTCCGGGTTGTAAGCGGTCTTTAAGGCTCATCCACGATTGATACGCGGCCTCGTCCATGATGCCGATATAGAACGTCTTGCCCCATGCCTGCACCGGCTCGCGCTCCGTATCGTCAAAGGCGGCGATGGCTGCGAGCAAGGCGGGCGCTGGGGCGGTGGGGTTGTTCATTTGAGTAACCTAACGGAATGACACGGTGTTATTTCGTACTGCTTACGGCGTGGTTAGCGCCTTAAAGTCACTTCCGCCGCATGGCTGATAGTTGATGGTGACGGCGATGCAATCCTTCAAAGACACTTCGCGGCCAACGTGTGAGATAAACGCCTGTCCGGCGCTGCCGTTTCCATCCGGCAACACAATCAGAAAGAAGTACGTACCGCCTTCCATTTGTTTCAGCGTGGCCCATTGGCTGCCACCCTTCTGGTAAAAGAAGGTCATGGTGCCTTCGTCGGCCTCCACCCATCCGGCAACTTGATCTGCAATCGGCTTGCCGCTGGGCGTGGTCTGGGCGTCAAAGCCGGAAACGTCGGCCTTGGCCACTTTGTTAGACGGTTCGCTAATTTTGGAAGCGCGGGCAATGGTGGTGACGTTGCCGGTTACGGCAATGGCGGTGCCGTTGCCACCGGCGATTGTGGCATTGCCTGCCACGTCCACTTGCAAGAAGGAACCCGCCGGTACACTCAGATTGCCGGTAAAGGCAGTGCCGGTGCCGGTATCACCCGCAACCTTAGTCAATACCATAGCGTTGGTGCCGGCGCTGGTGATGGTGGCCACGCTTACCGATGTCCCGAATCCGATTAACCCTTTACTCATGCCATGTTCCTTTCAATGTTCGATGCAATGTTCGATGCAATGTTCGATGCAACGTTCTATTTAGCCTTCCACCCGCACGTCAAAATCCAGCGTGCGCATAAAGTAGACGGTGGCCTCGTTGTCCGGGTCAACCACGCGGTCTTCTGCCGTCTTGTCCAAGAAGATGCCTTGGAACACCACTTCGTTGAAGGTGCCTTGATACCACGCCAGTACGTCGGCAATGGCGGTGGCTACGGCGTCCATGGCGGCATAGGTTTTGCCTATCGCGGTGACTCTGAAGACGGCGCTGATAATTCCATTGGCTCCGCCGATGCCGCCTTCGCTGGTCATGTTGACCAGTTCATAAATCACCAACGGGTATACGGCGCTGCGGTCGGCTTCCAGCGGCATGATGCGCGTATCCACCAGCGCGGTTAAATCCGCGTCACCGGTTAGCAAGCTGACAAGCGCTGGCACGATTGCGGGCATGAATTATTTACCCTCGGCCACGGCCTGCCTTTTGGCCAGCTTGTCGATGCGGCGCTGAATTTCATCAACCACGGCTTGCGTGGCGGGTGCCTGCCCTTCCTCAAAAGCGCGGTCGAGGAACGGATTGCCGGGCACTTCCTTGCGGGTGTCGGTGATTCGGAAAACCTTCTTGCGTATCGGCCTTCCGCCGCTCATTCCTACCACGCGGTCAAAGCGGTGCGGTCTCTTGCCGATCTTGTGCCCCCACATAACAAAGCTGGCGTACCATCGTCCGGTCTTGTCGTAAACCGTGTCGCCAATTTCGCCGTCGTTGAATTCACCAACCAGCGCTCTTACCGTGCCGGTCTTGCCGCTGCTTCTTATCTTCACCTCTACTGCATTGCGCAGATTGCCTTGCCGGTAGGGCGCTTCCATGCGGGCGCGGGCTTTGAGAATCTCCGCGCCTTTGGCGATGGCCGGGCGCAATATCTTCCGCTGGGTGGCATCGTCCAACCCTTTGAGTAATGCGAATACTTCGGTATCACCAGTGATTTTCATGCGGCGGGCGCTTGGTAGGTGCCGGGTGATTCCAGATAATCCGATGCGTAGATTTCCAGCCGGATATTGCGGAAAATCATGTTGTCAAGCCGGTCGATGGTGTAGCGCCTGCCGTCAAAAAGCAGTCTGCACTTCTCATTGATGCGGGGGTCATAGCGCAGCACAAAACGATACTGGCTCTTTAGTCCGGCCTGCCTTGCCAGTTCCATTGCCTTGCCGGTTAGCTGTTCAACTTTTGCCCAAACGGTGAATTGATTGACGCCGGGCGCGGGTGACGTGTCGGTGTCGCTGTACTCACCGAAAGCGTTTTGCATGGGTGCCACCGGCAAGACTACGCTGACTTGCTGGCGTAACTCTCCTGCCGCTATGTGTACGCTGTCTTTCATGTTGCGTAGCCATGGCGCGAGTTCAAACGGTAGAAGTCCGCAAGGCTCTGCGGCACGTCCCTAAAGTTTTCCAAGCTGACGGATTCGCGCTGGTTGTACAAGTGGGCCACATGCGCGATCATTGCCCAAGTGATATCGGCGGGAATGTCGGCTTGCGACCCATACCCGGCGGTGTAGGTGACAACCAAAGGCTGCTGCCAAGTCCATGACCCCACCATGGCCAAGGATTCCACGTTGCCCGCTGCCTGCAACTGGTACTGTGCCGGGGCTATGGGCGTGTTGGCCGGGGTGTGGGTAACTGAGAGGATTGCTTGCACGGGGCCACGAGGCAAGTAAACCGGCTCGGCTGGGTCATAGTACGTTGCTTGAATTGTCCGGGTAAGCAAACTGCAACCCATGGCGTTTTCCGCGTACCTGGCGGCGGCGTCAATCATTCGGTTAAGCGGCTGCGAATCACCCGGCGGGTCAAGGCGCAGCGCGGCGGCTACCTCGAAACTGTTCAAGGTGGAGCCTTCGGGCTTGACGATGACTTTCCACAGCATCGGGCTTAACCTCTAACAAGTTTGCTGCCAGACAAAGCCGGGCGGGTTTTGAGTACCTTTTTAATCATGGGCTTGGGCGATGGGATTGCGGGCGCGGCTGCTTCGGTGTTCACCGGGGCGTGGGTCTCGGCGTCAACGGCCACGGCGTTGCCAGCGCGGATCATCGCTTCAGCCATATCCGGCGTGGCGTCATGGACGTGGCCTTTAAGAAAAGCACAACTGGGGGCGCTGACACTGGTGACAAATTTGATACGCGGCATGTTATTAGATGACTCCTGCGATGGTGACGGCACGCGGGGCGTTGTCGGCATTATCGTGCCAGACGTTGAAACGGTAAGCGTACTGGGGGCGGTCTAGCTGCAATATAAACCGGGTCTCCTTGCCCGCCAGCACGGGCGTGGCATTGAACAAATTTGGCACGGCGTTTATGTCAAGTCCGGTGTCGGCCAGCGGTAGGCCGGGGTCGTCCGCGTCGGTAAAGCCGATGACTTCAAAGAAGACGTTGGCATCGACGGGCGGGACAATTCGCAAGGTCATGCGGCTGTTGGCCGATGCCATGACGATAAGATCGGATGGCGTCTTGGCGTTGGTGGCGGATACAGTAAGGTTGATCGGCTGCGGCATACCCTATTTATGCTGCTGCCAGCCTATGCCCGGCTTTGCGCCTGCCACTTTCCGGCCTTGCTCATACTTTCCGGCCTTGGCTTGGTTTGCGTGGCTTAAATCGTTTCCTATTGGCGCAAAAAACAACCCCGGTACGCGGCACTGTCACCGGGGTTGCACTTTTGGGGATAATTGAATCGTTAGGATGCCGCAATCTTGAGCACGCTCACGCCAGCGGTGATAAAAGCGGCGTCTCCATTAGAGAATAATTCAAAGCCTGTCTGGTCGGGGTTGGTCGGCACTTGAATATAGCGTGCCAGACGATCCCCCACCACGTCCAAGATTTTCTGCCCGCCTTCGGCGCTCACCAGCGCCCCGGCAATTGCTCCAGCGCCGTAAGCGCTCATATAATCGCTCACAATCACCGGCTTGCCATGAATGGTGGCGGAAAAAGTGGTTTCCGGGTGTTCGTCAAGGATCGGCCTGCCGTAGTTGTCGGTGATGCTGCGCAGCGTTTGGTAAAGCGTGTCGGCAACGACGTATCCCATATCGCTGCGGTAGCTGGCGTACAAGCTGTGTTCCCACGCGACAACGTCGGCATAAGTCATGCCCGCCAAGACTTTGGTGGTGTAGCCGGGCGTGATGGCCGCGAGCTTGGTAGTCCATGCGCTTTCCTTCGCTTTCAAGACGCGCTTCTGGAGGATCGGCAAGGCGTAGCCGATCACGTCAAAATCCTGCGCCAAAACCAAAGTGTTGGAAAGCCAAAGCTGCTTGCTGGAATAAAGCTGATCGCCACTCAAGGTAGTGCTGGCGGTCAAGGAAGGATCGGCGGGCGTCCCGCTGGTGGCCGATTGCGTCTGCTGCTGGCCAACAGTCGCCCGATCATCGGTGACGGGCAGCTTCACTTGCCGAGGCGTCAAGATGGTCATGGGCTTCATCTGGTACTTGTCAAGCAGGGCATAAAATGCATTCTGATTGCGCCGCACAGTCACCGGCGCTGCCACTTCAGCGGGCAAAAAGATTCCGCCTTGGGTGGTGGTGTCGGTGCCAAACTGCGCGCCCTGCAAAGACGGCACCACGTTGCCGGTGCGGCAATACAGGTTGGCGTCTTTGGTGAATTGCGCGAAGTTGAAGGCAGCTTGCTGCACGGGGTCGGCCACGCGCCGGGCCACGTCCGCCGGTAGCTGGGCTTGACCCTGCGCGTAAGTGGTTTCCGCAAGGCGTTTGGCGTCGTCCAGCAACGCCTTGATTTCGTCCATGCGGGCAAAGCGATTCTCCTTGGTGGCGGTCTCCTCGGCGGTGAATTTCCGCTTGGCGGTTGCCACTTCGGTCAACAGTTTGCCGTTGTCGTTTTTGAGTTGATTAAATTCTTCCCGTAAGGCGGCGATATCCATATTGATCTACCTGAAGCGCTGCGCCTGCGGGCTGCTTTTGGCGGCGATACTCTGCCGCTCACCATTGGTAGGCTGCAAGCCTTGCTGCTTCAAGTCTATTTAGATCGTTCGCGTATTCGTCTTCGTCGGCGTCTTCGTCTGCCGCAATCAATCCCGGCTGTACTGTGCCGTCGTTGGGATTGGTGATATCGGCCACGTCACCGGGCGTGGCGATGTTTTCGGCTGGTGCGTCCGGCTTGATTTCGACCGTGGTATCCTCAAAGGCGGGATTGGCGCAAAAGGTCACTTCATCGCACAAAAAGCGCTTGATTTCGATGATGTTTTTGCCGTCTTCTTTGATCGGGCGGGCGTCGGGTTCGTCGGCAATTGCAAAAGACATTCCCTTGACCAGTTTTTTGTCCACCAGTTCGATCAGGTCACGTGTTGCCTGGGTGTTGGCGATAAGGGTAGCTTCCACCTGTACGCCAGTTTCATCAGCGGTAAGTTTCAAGCTGCCGGTTTCGACGCTGGATTGTGGCGCTTTCCAGTCGTGGTGAAAAAGGGCATACGTGTTGGGCGCAAATTGGGCGCTGCCTGGAAGCAGTCGCACAAAGTATCCGCCACGGTCAAGGCTGAGGGAGTTCCACTTCATCGCCCTGCCCTTCAAGACGGTTTTGCCCTCGTCGGTGGCAATGGTGAAATTACAATCGGTGGAAAACAATCTTTTTATTTTCACAGCGGATTCTCCGTAAAATCTGTTAATGATGCCACGTTCTCAACCTTCCCAGCGGCGTAAGTCTTGATGGCGCTGGCGTACTTGGCGGCAATCGGGTCAACGTCAAAGGCGATGCCTGCCTTGGCCATGACTTCTGCCACGGGCGTCAACAGCGCCTTGGCGTACTCCGCCTGCTCACCGGCAAAGACGTTTGACCATGCAATAACTTCTTCCCTTGGCTTGCCCTTGCGGCGCTCAAAGGCGTTGGCGGTCTTCTGGTCAACCAAGCGGGCGGCGTAGGCTATGATCGGCTTGAAATCTTCCCTTGACGATTGGCGGGCGGGCAAACCGGGCTGCGCGGGCTGCTGGCCGATCATCGCTGCCACCGGGAAGCTAACCGGCACGCGCAACTTTTCGGCCTCTGCTTCGCTGCTCGGTGATAAGTTATGGCGGGCGCGGGCCTCGTTGGCGGTAATAACTCCACCGTTCAAAAGTTTTAGCGTCTGGTCGGCATAGGCGGCGGCGTCGCTCCTCACCAGACAATCGAGGTCAAACTCGATCCGCAATCCGTTTTGCCGCTCCTGCCGGGTCAACAGTTTGGCGGTAAGCATTTGCTCTGACTTGGTAATCCATTCGCCCAGTGAGTACCGTACCGCGTCCTGCCCCATTTGCTCCACGGTGTTGTATTTCAAATCCTCGGTTTGATAGAGGATGTGCGGCGGTACGCCCAGCATCCGCGCAATGTCGGTGACGGTGTACTTGCGTGTTTCAAGCAGTTGGCTGGCTTCGGGAGGGATGGTGTTGTTCACCATTTCCGCCCCACCCACCAAGACGGCATACGAATACGTGGCGGCGATGCCCGCATGGCGCTGCTGCAAACTGATTTTAATCTGCTCGACTTGTTCCGTAGTCGCGGTGGCGGGAACCTTGATATATCCCTGCACTTGCGTACCGTTCACAAAGTAGCGATTGGCGAAAGTCTGGGCTGACTTGGCAAGCTGAAGATTCTCCTGCATCAACAGCACAAGCGGATATCCACACAAGCCGTCAAAACCGAGGCCGGGCAAGTGAAGCATATCCGCTGCTGGCACAACCATGGCCATGCCGCCACCCTTGACCAAGTACCATTGCCCTCGGCTTGGGCCGCTCAACACGCGAAAAGGTATCACGTTTTCGGGTTGCACTTGAAGCAATTGCGCCGGGCTGAAATTGTCTCCACGGTCGATCAACAGATAGCCGTTGCCGAAAATGACGGCATGGTGATACCAGCACTCAAATACCTGGGCGGGTATGGTGAATTCGTTAATATCCCCGTTCAACAGCGCGTTGACGGCGTGGTCTTCAAGGTGGATGGATACGCCATTGCGTTTCTGGATCACCCGCTTGGGAAAGCCTGCCATCGTGCTGCAAATCCAGCGCAAACCCCTCCACATGGCTGGCAACTGCAAGCTGCTGAATTCATTGACGGCGGTGGCGGGCATTACGTCGCTGCCATACACCGTAAAGATGATCGGATTTGCCGCCGGGAAAGTGATTGGCGAAACCATCACGGGCGGCGGCGCGGCTGGGGTTTGTTGATCGGCCATTGCAGTATTTAGCTTGGCGGGGATTAGACAAAGAAAATTGCTGGCGCAACGGCGGTATTGACGGTGTTTTGCACACGGATAATTTGAGTTATCGCGTCCAACAGCGCCGATATGGCGTCAATTTTTGCCGGGGTCTGGCCACGGTTGCCCGCGACGTTGCCACCGGCCTTCACCGGCCTGCACAATCCGTTGTTATCGTTGACGACTTCCACGTTACTGGCCATCCAGCGGGCGGCGTCGTTAGGGTATATGATGATTCGTCGCTCCTTCAGCAATCGCTCAAGGTGAAAACAGGCTGGGCCAAGCGTGCCAAACGTCTGCGGCACGGGGACGCAGGGGATTTCTTTGCGTTCAAGGATCGTCACTACGCGGCTGGCCTTAAAGCGATCATATAGCACTTCTGTGTCATGGTGCGCGGCGTATTTCAAGATCAGCTTGGCAATGCGGCGCTGGGTCTTATCGTCAATCGTTTCACTTGGAAGCAAGCGGATATGCTTGGATCGCTGCCATTCACTAAACGGCGTGCCGTTCCGCATCTCGTACTTTTCTGCGGTGGTCTTGGGTATCCAATTCTTGAATTTGACAAAGAGCGCGCCATCCTGCCTAAGCCAACACAAGGCTACGCTGCTGATATCATCGCATAACGATAGGTCAATGCCAGCGTACAATTTGGCGCTGCCTACTTCCGATAGGGCAAAAGGCCGGGTGCAACTGTCCCACAACTCCATGTTCAGCCACTTGCCAACGTCGCTAATCCATTGCGACAAGAAAAACCGTCTGAACCGGTTCTCATGGTGGGTACTCTGCTTCGCTCTAGCTGCCTCTGCTTTTAATGCGTCGCTTGAGATTGTTACGTCCAATCCGGGATTTGCCAATTTCCACGTCTTCGGATCATCAATCGGCAACTCTTTTGCTGCGGTGAAAATCACGGAATAAAGGCGGGGGTTTTTCTTCGCCATGGCCTCTTCGTGCAAATCCCAACAAAGAGAATGCTTGCTTGATCCGGCGTTGGTGGCGCATAGGAAAAGAGAATTGTCACGCTTCGCGGCGTTGGTCAACATGGCGTCGTACAAGCCGCGATGGTTGCCGTTCTCATGGATTTCATCGTAAAGCACTAAGCTGGGCCGCAAGCCGTGACGGCCCTCGGCGGTGCCTGCCAATACCCTCCAGACTCCTGAATTGGGTACGTTTTCAATCGTGTACTGTTTTAATTTCAGACTACCGCGCTTCACCAATTCAAACAGGCTGGGGGAATTGACGATAACGTCTCTCCCCGTTTGCCACGTAATCCGGGCCTGCAAGGCGTCGGTGGCAATTGAGTAGATTTCCGGGTTGGCAACGTCGGCTGCGAGCAACTCGTAAACTCCCAACAACGCCAACAAAGGGCTTTTGCCGTTGCCTTTGGCTATCTCAATCCAGCCTTGGCGGTATTGGCGCTGGCCTTGGCTATCGACGTTGCCGTAAATCTGGCGGATGAAGTCTTTTTGCCATGGCATCAACTTGAACAATTTGCCGGCCCATCTGTCGGTGAAATTACAACAATAGCGCTCAATGAAGCGGATGGGGCGCTCGGCGGCTTTGGGGTCAAGGGGCATATAGCCTATCTAGCCCTGGTTGGCTTTGGCGCGGCTACGCTCCCGGTATACCGCTGGAATCCGCGCAGAAATGCGGCTTTGTCGTACCACTCTGGCGGCTTTGGCGCTGCCGACATTTCCCGGTTGGTGGCTTCGGTGTGGTGAACATGGCAAAGGCTCTGCAAGTTGCTAAGGTCAAAGCGTTTGTGCCACGCGGTTCTTACCGGCTCTAAATGGTGAACGTCCTGAGCAAAGGCAGTGCATTGATGCCATTGGCAAACCGGGTTTTTCGCCAGTTTGATGTTCCGCAATCGTAACCAGTCGGCGCTCCGATAGAAAGCGTAAAGGGCGGCTTCGGCCACGGCGGGGGCGCTGGTGGCGTGCTTGGCACAGTACCCCTCATGGCGTATCAATTCCGGGCAGTTGGGATTACGACAATGGCGTAGTGGCATGGCGGCGGCTCCGGCTTGGGCGATTAACACCGTGTCATTTATTGGGGTCTGTCAACTCTTCCAAATTGAATTGCTTGCAAATTGGCTCCGCTGCCGGGGCGTTGGTGCCTGCCGCGAGTTCTTCCAATTGCTTAACGGCTCTAAGGGCGGTGGCGGTGTCTCCGGTCTCAAGGGCAACTTGGTAAACGCGGCGTGTGGCCTCAAGCGCCCAGCCATGCACGCTGGCCAAGTCCGGTTTGGTGCCGGTGGCCGCAATCCGTTTCATCGCTTCGGCAATCAGCGGGCGGGACTTCTCGCTCGGCCAGTGCTTGCGGATGGTCTCAACGATTTCATATTCGGACGCGCCGCTGACGATCCACGCCAAAACGGTGGCAACCTTATCTACCGTGCTGGCCAATGCGGTGGTGGCTTTATTCGGCGTCTTCGGCTTCGCCGGGGTCTTGACCTGCTTCATGTTCTGATTCCTTTTGCGTGGCCAATCCTTCAATCCATGCGGCGTGAAAAGCGTAGACGCTGGGGTCTCCGATAAGGGTCATGGTCTCAACGTTTTTGCAGGATCGCAGATTTGCGCTGCTTTCCACTGTAATGGTGCGGCGGTCTGCCAGCTTTATCAGTAACAACTTGGCGTGTTGGCGGGCGCTTATGAAGGTACAAGCGGGGCGGGCTTTCAGTAGCTTCTCCGCGTGCTCGTAAATGCCGCCGCTGGTGTTCTTAAAGTAGTGGCTGCAAAGCAGAATCACCCGGCCAATGCTGCCGCTGTCCACCAGCGCCACCAGCGCGTCAATGTTGTCACGGCTGAAGCCCAGCGTAGCGATGTGCAAACGGTCAATCGTGTTGCGGCTCAACTCCAGCACTGCCGGTACTACATTCCAAAGGGCAAACCGTCCGGCAATGGCAAGGTGAATGGCCTCATTCTTTGCGGGCAGTCTGCCGATGGCTGCCGTCGCGTCGGAAGTGCGGCGGGCGTCAATCGCGCTGCGCCTCATCCTTGCCGCCACGTGTTTCAAGTCGTTTTTCAAATGGGGCAAGCGGGCCAACTCCGCTTCCGTTGGATCGCCATTCGCGGCGCGCGGTGCAAGCAAGTCCGGGCAAGCGATGGTCAAAGCTGGGTGCCTTAATGCAAGCATGTTGCATTTCCAAAATATGCGGCTTCGCACGACCGGTCAGCAGCGATTTGCCTAACAACTTTTTGACCACCCCCCACCCGGCACTCCGTTACGTCAATTGTGATTGTAGTAGCTTCCGTCACGCTGCTAACCTCCTTTGACTCCACGGGACACCGGTTACACTGCTCACGCAAACGCGCTCCGATCTTTGCACCATAAAAAACCGGCCTTGCTCGTTTGGAAAGTTCAATCGGGCGAATTGGCCAAACCACTTGCGGGCGGCGTGGTCGTATGCCATTGCCGCTTCCTTATCGGTTTTGAAGTGGCCTAGAAACAACGTGTTGTGGTCTACGGTGATGCGGGCGCTAAAGGGCTTGCGGCCACAGCCGACGGCTTTGACCCCTTTGTATTTCACTCTGCCCGTAAACTTTCGGCGGTTTTGGGCGTTAGTCGTGTCGGTACACAATCGCAAGTTACAACGCTGGTTGTCCAGCGCGTTTCCGTTTACGTGGTCTACGCTTTTTCCGGGCGGCGGCTGCAAAAGGAAGCGGTGCAACTGCCACTGCCGCCCCTTGACTTTGCCGCGCGCGTACCACGTTTGGTAGCCGGGACAAGCGTGCCAGTGGTGGCGGTTGGCCTTTTCGTAGTCGGCGTCGTCAACTAAGGCAAATTTGCCACGGGTCAATCTTAATCGTTTCATGGGGTCTTCTCCAAAAGTTAATTGTCTTCACTGTCTGCGGTTATGGCCTCATAACTAATTATTCGTCGCTGCTCGATTTGGCGCTTCGCCAGCGCCTTCGTGGCGGCGTTTCTGACAACGCTTGTGAAGTAGCTCAATGCGCTGGTGTTGCGGCTGGGGTCAAATTTGCCGATCTTCACGGCGGCGATGAATAGGGCGTCTGACTCCAGTTCTTGCCTTGTAGTATCGTCAACGCTGAATTTCAGTAAGGCGTGGTGCGTAAGGCGCTGTAGCGCTGTGAGTATTGCCGGGCGATTCTGTTCCGGCGATTTGAACAATCCGGTGAACCAGCGGTTGTCCAGGTATCCGCCGTTGCGGCCTCTCATAACCTGCGGCGTTGCCATCCTCTGCCGCTGGGCCATTCTGCGGGCAGTGCTGTAACCACGATTCCGCTGCCGCCAGCGCCTCGACCGGTTGGCTACGGCTGCACGGTGTTGGCGCTGCCACCGGCTGACGGCTGCAACCACACAACACTTGCAAGCGGGCGATAGCCTGTCTCTGGTCGTCGCGTGTCGATAAAAGCCTGTTGCGGCTGGCTTTGCGGCTCCGCAAATCTGGCACACCTTCACGTTCATTACTACAAAGTAGCAACCCGCATATCGAAAAGGGAATGGGGTCGGCGCGTCGTAAACTAATTATTTTCGGGGGCTTCAATTTGGCCGTTGCCGTCAAGGGGCAGCGCTTTTTCAACGCTCATTTTTATTGCCAGTCGTTTAGCAGCAGCGCCAACGTACCGGCAAAACTTGGCGCTCGGCTTCTCGGCGTCAACCTCTCTAAACCATCGCACATCATTTCCTAGCAAGCTAAGCGCGTACATAAAAAGACTGTCCATTGCATCGTCTTTTCGACCGGGGTTGTTGGTGAAGCGGCGGCGCAAACACTGGACTACGTATTGGTGGCATTGAATGGCGAGGTCTCCCCAGTTCACTCCAACATTGGTTATCATCCGGTCAAACAACTCGCGGTCGAATTGGCCACTGATATCTAAAGTTACGATTACCGGGTGGCCTCCGGTGCGGCGCATTAACTGTTCCATTCTGCGGATTGTGGCGGTATTCGGCGGGCTGGCTCTGAACGTCCGGTGGCGGCTCGCTTTGCGCCAACTTTCACGGCGGCTGGCCAGTGGTCGGCTGGCGTATCTTTCTCGGTTGGCGGCGTTGACCTGCTCGCGCTGTTCGGCGGTCAAGACCATGCGCCGGGCGCGGGCGGCTTCGGCGGCGCATGCGTAACACCTTGCCTCCAACGCTTGCTTGCCGTTTTCCCGCGTCTTCACGCCGAAAGCGTCCGGGGGCTTTAGCTCTCCGCAAGCGCTGCATACTTTTTCGGCTACCGTTTCCATCCACCTATTTAGCCTTGCGGCGGCGCTGGCCAATGACACGGTGTTAATCGGGCTGACTCATTTCGATAGTCCGGCGGGCGGTATCAATCTGCCGTCTTGCTGCCGCCACGCTGGTTCGCAGCGACTTGGCCAGCTTTCTAAAATTGATCTTCCCATCAACCGCGTAAACGTCTCCCGCCAAGGCGTGTAGCAGCCTGCCAAAACGATCCGGCAGCGCTGCAAGCTGTTCCCTCGCTTCTAATGCGGCTGACTCGCGGGCGGGTAAACTTAAACCGATTTTCATAACGGCTCCGATTGACACGATGTTATTCTCTCAATCAACCGGCGTATTGTACCTGGGGGCGTGCGCTGCCGGGAACGGGGTCAAGGGGGTACTGCAAAAAAGGAGGCGGCTGTTGGGTGTTCACTTTTGCGCGGTGCTGTGGTATACTTCTGCTTGCTCGGTTGCCGGGAAAAAAAGAACCCGGCGGTAGTTCGTCGCTACACACCGGGCAAAAAGGATTGAACAATGAAAACTGTACCATCGTCGGCGGCTTCGGTCAACGCGCTGCGGTCAACCTTAACAAAACCTTTTACTTTTCAATGGCTGGTACTGAAAGAACCGAAAGCTATTGATGCTGCGGGAAAAGCATGGACGGTGAAGTCCAAGCTCAATCTGACTGAGCACGTCGTTCTAAGTCTGCTGCAAAATTGGGATTTTCGCCGTGAACAAATGCGAGAACGTCATGCGGCCACCTACTGCCAACACGGGACGACCTTTGTGCGGCATTGGATTCCAGTGCTGCGGCTGCGAAAAATCACCGGCTACAACCACAACACGATTATGAAGGCGCTGGAGAATCTCTACCGCCGGAAGATCATCGACTTAGATGGGCGGGTCGATCCGGCTTTTGCTGAGCGATGCTGCAAAGCGACAAAGAACGGCGGCTTTGCTTACGTCGGTTTGAAAATCCCAAAACCGGGGCAAGAGTTTAACTATCAAGTTTTTCGGGCGTTCTGCCGTTGGCACTCCGGCAAGGTGCGCGCCAAAGAAGCCGGGGCAATCCGCTCACGCACCACCTACTTCATGGCAGCGATGGGCATATCGCGCCGTACCTATTGGCTCTGGGAAAAGCGCCGGGCCGCTGACGTGAGCGATTACCCCCGGCCTGAAGCGACGGCCACGCAACCCTAAACCGCATGTGTTCTATTTTGCGCAGAGATATGAGGCGTCTTCTTTGCGCCTTTGTATCGCCATCCTCCCCCCGAATTGTTACTGGGCGGTCGGAACGACCTTACTTCACTTACAACATCCATTCCTTCCAGTATATCCGTTAAGAACAACTCCCTTACTATTACTCTTTGCGCAAAATAGAACACCTAGGTGCGCAAGATAGAACACCTAAGTGCGCAAGATAGAACACATACCGCGCAAGATAGAACACCTGCCGCGCAAAATAGAACACATTTAGCATTTGCGGAAATTAACACCGTGTTAATGCTGCCACCGCCTTTGTGCCATCCGTAACCACTTGCCTTGTGCCATCCGTAACCACTTTTGTGCCATCCGTAACCGGGCAATTTGTGTCTTGTGCGCAAGATAAGACAGGCTGGAGCGCAAGATAAGACAGGTGCGGCGTGGCTGTTTTGGGTGTTGGTCTGGGGTCATTTGGTGGCCGGGCTTGCCACGGCTTAGGTGGCACAGTAGCATCCGGGCCATGGCACAAATCACCATCAAGTTCATAGATCGGATGATGCGTGGTACGGAATTTGCGAGAATCCATTCGGCGCTGCCGCCGGGCTTTTCCGCAAAAGAAGGCTTTGGTGCGGATGGAAGTATGGCCAAGCTGACTGATATCGAAGTGGTCACGGATAGCGCCAACCGCTCTAAAGTCTTGGATGTGATGGAAGCTATGGGATTCACGCCACGCGCTGCCGTTGATCTGACTTAGGCGGCGCGGCGATGCTGGCGGTCAAGCCGGGCGCTTGGTGTATGGTGATTCTCCCCGGCGGTGGCGTAACGGCAAGCTGTGCAAGTAGTCTTTGATTTCCGGGGTAAGTGCATCGGCCACGGTAACGGCGATACCATCGCGGGCAAAGATTTCCTGCCATTTGCCGTCTGGGCGCTGCACGTTGTAGCCGCTGGCTCCCGTGCCATCCATCGCCAGATAACCGATGCGGCGGCTGCAATAAGCAAACCTGAAGGGCTTGACGGTTTCGGTTTCACCGGGGTCTTGCTCCCATCCCGTCGCTGATGAAAATGACTTGACCGGCTGTGGCTTCTTCAATTGAATCTCTCCGCGCACCAGCAAATACCATCCGTTGCTTTCTACGCCAGTAATGGTAATGCGCTCAATCGTGTCCCGTACAATCTCGCGCATTTGCGAGCGGGCGGCGGTGTCGGTTTCGTCGGCAAGCAGCGATTGCACCAGTTTATAATCGACTGTTTCGCTGGTGGTGGTCTGCTGGTTTGCCTCAATCTCCTGTCGTTGGCGCTTCAATTCCTTCAACACCGGCATAAGTTCGGCAACGATGCCAGTGTCCTGGGTCATTTCCTGTTGAATGTTCTTGATTTTGGCGTCCACGGCGTCAAGCCGTGGATCGGCGGCGACTTGCTCGATAAAGCGGGTGGTCTTGAAGCTGTCGCGCAAGTGGTCGAGGCAAATATGCTGCTCAAGGTATCGCGCGTTGATGCACAGTCCGTTGATGGAAACGAAAAGGCGCTGGCCGTACTGCCGTTTTAGCTCAAAGCGCTCACCCTTGTTGTCCACCATGATGCCCGCGAACAAGTTAACGTAGCCGGTCTTGCCCTTCTGCCGGTTGATGTAGCGTCCGCTCTTGATCGCCTGCGCCTTCTTGAAAGTGGCCTCGTCAATAATCGGCGGATAGTGGTGCTTGACCTCAACCGGGTGGCCGTCTTCTGTAAGCGTCACGGTGCCGATTGCCGTTGGTGAATTCAGCCAATAAGCCATCGTTGCTTGTGGTATGCCGTGGCGTTTTTTCAGCGTGTACAAGCCAGCGCCGCCGATGTATTCGGCGAAAATCTGTCTGACCTTCTTGGCTTCGCTTTCGATGACTTCGTATTTGCCGTTGACGGCCTTGATCCATGTTGGCGTGTTGCCACCATGCGGCTTGCCATGCTCCACGACGGCCTGCCGTTTGAATTTCCACGACGCTGCTTTCCGCTGGCTTTTCATTTTACTTTCATCGTTGGCGCGGACGAAAATCGACAGGCTCATTATCAATTGGCCGATGTCGCAAGACTTTTCGCTGAATTCTGCGCCGTCGCATAGTGTCACCACTTTAATGCCCGCGTTCACTAGCGACAAGAAAAGCTGCGCTGCGCGTGTGATTGTGTTGCGGCTCAAGCGGTCTAAGCTCTCCACCAGCAAAATTGATCCGGGGGCAATCTTGCCGTCGCGTATCAATTCGAGGAATTTACCAAGCTGGCAATCGGCGCTGGCGTTCTTGCCTTCGTAGGCGCTCACGCCAAGATCGGCATAGTTTTGGAATAGGCGGTATCCGCGCTCGGCGCACCACTTGGCGGCGCTGGATTCCTGCCGGGCTTGGCCGCTGCCGTCTTCCTGCTTCTTGGTGCTGAATCTGACGTAGGAATATACGGTAGGTTGTTGGTTATTCATGCCAGCATGGTAAGCGATGGCATTTTATTTGTCAAGGCGTATTCGTCCAAATTCTCGTGAAAATCTGAACAGTTTGGCAGTGCAGTTTTTCCGCGTCCAAAAGGGCGTTGTGCAAGCCACCGGCAACCGATAAGTGCGATCCGAACATGGATGCCCATTATAGGCATGTCATCGTCTGCCGCGCTTGTAAGTGACTCTCCATTCCTTA